CCAGCTGTACCAGATGCGGTAAGCATCTCCATTAAAAACACTTTAATGTTTGCAGGAGTATCCATTTTTGCAAGACCATCTTTGATAGCCTTAACGAAACCATCTTTGGTCGTTTTCTTTCCAGCTAAACCTAACTTGTTTGGTGTTAGATCTTTCGTCTTAAGAACACCCTTAGAAGAAACTGCTAAGATGAAGTATATCTTATCACCATTCTTGGCGACTACCTTAGTTCCATCTTTGATATCTTTTCCAATAGTCAGTTCCTGAGTTACATAAGAACCAGAAATAGAAACATCTGTTGCTTTGAGTGTGCAAGGATGTATCTTGGACAATAACGCTTTGGCATCACCAGCATAGTTTATACGGAGATGTGCACCACCTCTGGATGACTTGATCACTGGGATCTTCTGTTTATCCAGAGCAGTGGTATAATGCTTGATTATTATGTTTTGAACTTTAGAGTCTGTTTTAATCGCTGGCATAATGAAATGATAACCTTATATAATGATTATATTTAGGTTACGAATAGCGATTGTATTTGCGTTCCCAGACTAGTATTTTGCGTAGCAGGAGAGGGATAACCTCATTGTGGCGATCTGTTCTAAAGATCCTTTGGATCCCAGAAAGGTTCTTTGATACCTTATAGGTCTTGGCGTAACGAATCAACTCGGCAACTGCGATACTTGGTCGTTTGGTTTTGAAGTCTAGATATACGCAGTGGGCATATGCTTCAATCTCATCTCTACCAGCATGGTAATCTCTGGTATCGTCTATTCTCTTGATCCCAGTTCTAGCGTAGTAAACCTTGCTGGCGCAGTAGTCTTCATCTTTGCCGAAATATTGCTTACAGTGGATCAACTCATGCATTGCTACTTGGATAGTTCTATACTTGAACCTCGCCCATGTTGCATCGCTGAAATGATAGTGGTCGTAATCTGTATCTGGGCTGCACCAAATGTCTAACTCTGAATATTCTTTGTCTGTCCAATAACCACCACCAACGGATATATTTTTTGTTGGTTTAGATTCGTAGTGCCAGTTAATGCGAAAACGCCACTTCTTGAAATAGTTTCTCAAGCCAGTGGCGTCGTTCTTGTATCTATCTAAATCTGTCCAAATTTTAGAAGGGATAAATTTGGCACGAAAGGGTCTCTGCTCAAAGTCAAGCATCTCTATAAAATCGAAATCTAAACCTTGAAGATATTTCATTTCTGACTAAAAGTTACTTGAGTTGTTTCTCCAAAAACTCCAGTACTTTCCCCTGCTCCTCTAAGTTAGTATTATTGAACTCAGTAATATAGGACATCAAGTCGAATGACGACAGTATGTTATTGTATTTGGTAGCCCGACCCTTAAGAAAGGTTTCAGATTGATCCGATCCACGATCGACATATCTCTGTTCTAAAATAGATTGGGGAGCTTTCAAATAAACAATTTGCAACTCTACACTATTTAGGTTAGAAACAAACTCTAAAAAGGACTGATTGAAGATTCGGTCACCTTCGAAGAGAATATTAGAGGAGCAAGTGCTTACGAACTCTTGGGCGATAGGCTGGACTGCCATAGAAAGGCGATCCGTACCAGCAAAGGTTTCCCCCTCCTCATACTTCCCTAGAACATAAAGGTCGTGTTCCTTGTTATAAAGCATTGGGAGCATTTTTAGTGGTTCCATTCTTTCCCACTCCAAACCCTCCATAAACTTACGGAATAAGGTAGTTTTCCCAGTTCCTGGAACTCCACCAACGGCAACAATCTTTCTCATTGAAACATCTCCAATCCAATTTTCATAGGTTCTTCATCCTCAAACATCCATTCCATACGATCTATTTTACCAGTTTTTATGAAATAAGGAAACTTTTCTTTTGCAATATTATCTCTAGTTGCAAGTCTTTGATCTATGGTTTCTGCTCTGGCTTGCCATAAAACTTCCCACTCAATACCATACCAACCATCTGCGGATACCTTCTTAATCTCCTCAGACTGACGATCCAAATAATAGCCAAGATACCTACCCTCTCGTTCACGGAAGATCTTCTTAAAGGAACATAGGCAGGTTTCCATAGTAAAGAAGTCCAGCGAGTGAGCGAGGTGAGGAAACCTTAATCGAGTTTCTTCCAGAATTGCCAAAGACTGAACTTCAAGATCTCGATACTCCTGTTGAGTGAGTTTTCGATCCATATCGTCGTCCCTGCCAATGGCCAAAAGTAATCCGTTACGATGAGAGCGACTGCCAGAATAATCGTCCAGCATGAGAGAAGTGGGGCTAATAAGAATATTACCAGTATGCTTAAGATGCTGAAGATAAAACCAAGTGGAATAACGACCAAACTTATGCAAGCCAGACTTAACGCTATCCCACAGGTTTTTAAAATTTGTTTCCTCAGATAATCCATAGTAACTTTCCAATGCTTCTCTTTGTGTTCTATTTCCGATAAAGTTTTTGTAGGAAGCGAACATTGTTGGGAGGTGTCCCTTGTTCCACTTCGTGTCCGTTTGATACCTTAGTCGCTGATAGTTGGCAGTATTCCACTGCTCCATTCTATCTACCGTAGCCAACTCAAAGTCTGGGAACTCGTTCATAAGAACCCAAGCAGTTGGCAGGTGATAGGTATTACCATACAACCAACAGAACCACAGCTTCTGTTCATCGTTGTGTTCGTATCGTTCGTTGATATAGTTTGTCATCCATACTGCAGGATCACAATCATTATATTCAACAGACCAAGCAAACCAGCGAATGAACGCTTCTCTGCGGTTTTCTTTTAATCTATAATCAAGCATACCAATTCTTAAAGATGTCAGAAGGAACATCCCAACAAAGGGCATTCTCCCAACTTTCGTTTTTATAAAATTCTGCGTCTTTTAATTCATTCAAATTTACTATACCGTATGTTCCAGTAAACAAACCAAACATACAGGCATAGGTAGTACCACCTACCTTTAGTGCCTGATCTACTTTGTGTTTCTTAATTGTAGCAACACCTTCACCAGTACCACACTGAACATCAATAAAGATGTTTAGGTTTGAATCAACCAAGTCTGCTGCGCCAGTGCGTTTGAAAGTATCAATACTAGAAAGGTCATCACCACCATTTCTTTCCAACCCACTCAATATCAATTTATCAACAATAAATGGAGTAAACACTTTCTCTGCCATGTAGCCAATCAGCCAAGTAAGATATACCTGCTCCATTGCTCTACCTTGATTGCGCATCTTGGGAAGTAGGTTGTTAGCCTTCACAGAGTTGTAACATCTCCAGATATCATTTCCGATGTTACCTTCATACTTAATTGGCAGTTGTTCGTTAATCTTAGTAAAGACTTCTACCAGTCTATCGTTTCTCGCTTCAACCAATGGCCAGTTTGGGATAATGATATCCTTACAAGAAACCCACTTATGGAATTCGTCTTTACGACTGAACCCCATCTGTTGTCTATACTGTTTGCTCATTGATGTATTTGTGTAAGGCGATTTCTAATAATTTAATAACTTCTTTGTGCATCTCATTTCCCTGAGCAAAGTTTGGATCTGGAATCTTTGTTACTCCAGAAACATAGTTGCTAATACGGATCGCTTTATCAAATACAGATTCACCGAATTTGTCTTTGAGTTTATTATGGTTGCTGTCGTCCATATAGAAGATAACATCAGCCCAATCAACCAACTGTTGACTAATTGGTGTTGAACGAATCTCTCCTGGATACCCAGCATCAACTAATGCTTCACGCATCTTCTTGGCAGTTCTTTCACCACCCTTTGTATCTTTTAATGCAGCAGATTTAACTTCCCAGTCTGGTTTGATTTGCTTGAGCATAATCTCTCCAGCTGCACTGCGGTTAATATTACCGTGACATACAAACAATACTTTCATAGTCCTTGTTCCTGTAGTTGACGCATGATTGGGAAGATCATTTTAGAGTTGACTTTTCCGATTGCGTCAATATCAATCTGTTCTCTCAATGCTTCCAATCGTTTAGTGATATCTTTCTTCGTATTGGTATCAAAGTTAGTCCACTGATAAATCTGTTCGGTTTCATACTCGTATGGTTCGAAGTCTGGGAACTGATATTGTTGTTCTGCATAAAACTCTGACGGAGATACATCATCACGATTCAGTGCAGCATTAAGAAACTCCCTACACCAACGAATACACGATTCCATTTCAACCATATCTGTTGTTCCTGGAAAGTGGCGGAACTCAATCGTGTTTGTTTCTTCCCACATTTGTCGCAGATTGATACCAGCACGAGGACATTGGAACCAAGCAGGATTACCTTTAGCATCTTTATGAGCATGGTTCTCAAAGAACTCTTGAGTTGTGGTTGAAGCCAACATTGCTTCCACTCTTGACTTTGGAAGTTTGTTTTGATGGCTCTTCTGTCTGCGCTTCATTCGTTTATGAGCCCACTCGTAAACTTCAGGCGACAAAGTATTCTTATCAGGAACAGGAATTGTTTCCACAATATCAAATGCCTGTTGCTGGTAACGATCTACATAACGGAGCAGTTTCTTACAAGACTCTAAATCGTTATGTAGGTTTGGAACACGAATATGAATATGAAGATTGCTTCGGTAGTTTACAACTGGTGCTGGGCAAAGAGTTTCGTTGATTGCTTTAATGTGTGCAATCTGTTCTTCAATTGAGTATGTTGGTTTTGTATTAATCTCACCACCATACTTGTAAACCTTACCATCAGGATCGTTGGCAATACCAGTAGTGCTTACGCAGGTATTGTCTTTATCGTTCCACTGAGCACCTTCAGGCAACTCGCAGAACCGATAACTATCACCATACTCTAACTCTACTCCGTAACTCCATTCACTCACATTATACATTCTGTAGATCCCTCGTATTGTTCTCAACTTTCTCAAACATAATCGCACCATCTGGATAGACAGTGCAATATGTATCTTTCTGAATCTGACCAGTAAGAGTTGTAAATCCAGCCCTTTGCGGAATATCTGCCGTTGAGGTAATTATATACCCATTCGTAATTTGAGACAACCATAGTGGTCGTTTT